CTTGTGTCCTAACCGTTCTAAAATAAAATAAAATAAAATAAAATAAAATAAAATAAAATAAAATAAAATAAAATAAAATAAAATATAGTTTAATAAATATAATTTATTAAAATATCTTTAAATATTTTTTAACGAAATATAATATAACAATTTTTTCTTATAATTAAAGGCGTTCGTTTATATATAAAATACTACAAATTTAGTAAAATTTGACTTCATAAAATAATAATTTATATAATTATATTATTTTATGATTTTTATAGCATTACCATAATTTTTTTATAAGCATTTGTTAGTAATATATCTATATTTTTTTGTGTAAATTTAAATATTATATTTTATTATAAATATGCCAGATACTTATTATTTAAATAATGATTCGAAAAATTGGAAAATTCATTTAAATAATTTGATTGCACCAAATAATGAAAATTTAAAAATTATTTCAAAGCAACAAGATTTGATTTTGCAAGATAATTTTAAAATTACTAATGATATTATTAATTTACAAAAAAAAGTAGCAATAGAAGGACACTTAGATACAACAAATGCTCACGTTAATATACCAATTACATATAATAATTTTTCATTTTGTGACCCAAGTAATATGCAATCTGTATTAACAAAATCGGAAAATCAATGGATTGATTTATCTGGTTTTGGATATAAAATTGAAGTAACACCACAAAGTGAACGTTCTAGTATTTATTTAAGAATGAAAATAAATTTTTTTAGTTCTCATCAGGCAGGTCAGTTAATTTCATTTGCATTATATAGAGATATAAGTGGTGGTGCTAATTCGCAAGAATTATTTGCTGATATTGATTTTGGAACAGATTCAGCTTCTTCTAATAATAGTATATATACTGCGGAATTTATAGATGACCCAAATACAACAAATAATGTATGTTATTATTTAAAATATAAATTATCTAATACAATAGCAAATAGTATAGATATATCATCTGGTGTTTTAGGCATTGATAATAGTAATATTAATTTCTTAATGACACAAGAATTATATAAACCAGTAACAGATGGATGTTTTAATGAAATAGAACCAGCAGCTGATATATGTTTAAATATTTATGATTATATTTATAATAAAGAAATTAATGCAAATTTTAGAAATATAACATTAACTAATAATACAATTTATGGAGATATAAGTATAAATGGACAGGCTGATATAAACAATGTTTTAAATATAAATCAAGCGTTAAATGCGTATGGTGGTGTTACAATGACAGCCGAAACTCCAAAAATTAGTAATATTGATTTTATAAATATGATATCTAATTCAAACATTAATTGTAAAGAATTGACAGTAACAGATTTATCATTAAATGATAGTGCTACAATAAATGGAATAATAAATGCAAATAATGGCGCACATATAATAAATAATGTAGATGTAAGCGGTGACATAAGTATTAATGGTTTAGCTACATTTAAAAATGGTTTAACAATAAATTCAGGTATTTTAAAAGCAAATGAAGGTATAAATATGAATAATAACAATATATTAAATTGTGATAATGCTAAGATTAAAAAAATAGATGTTTCAAATATTACTAGTTTAACTGGTTTATTAACAGCAAATAGTGATATAACTATTACTGGATTAATGAATTTATTAAATTCGACCAGTGATATAAGTTCTACTGGAAATTTAGATGTTAATAACTCAACAAATTTAAATAATGGTTTAAATACTAATATATTAAATGTAACAGGGACATTAGATTTGTGCGATAATAATATAATAGATTGTAGTTTATTAACTGCTAAAAAAGTAGAAGTGAAAAATGATGTTTTATTAAGTGGATTATTAACTGTAAATGAGGAAATCATAGTTAATAATAATGTAACTGTAAGTGGAGATTTAGTTTTGACTGATAGTTCAAATGATATTAGTGGAATAGATTTATCTGGAAACAAGATTTTAAAATGTAGTGAAATACATGGACCATCAATAATAACAATAGACCCATCGGGTATTGATGATAATACAGGAAAAGTTGTAATAAGAGGAGGATTAGTAGTCGAGGGTTTAAATACAAATATTCAATCGATTGATGTTGACTTATCGAATAATGGTATTACATTAGATTTATCAAATAATTTAGAAGCAGGTTTTATAATTAAAAGTGGTGGTTCAATAGATGCATCATTTGTTTATAATACAAATGAAAATTCATGGAAAACATATAATAGCGATTTTTCACTCGACAATATTGATGTTGGAGGAGATATAATTGGAGATATTAGTTGTAATCTAACTGGTTCGATTACGGGTGAATTAGTAACAACAGATACAATTTTCGGAAATATTATTAATTCAAAATTTAAAAATAAAACAATAACAACAAATGATATATCAGATAATACAATAACTGCAAATGAAATATCTAATAATGCAATAACTATAAATGAAATAACAGATAATACTATAACTGCTACTCAAATAAAAGATAACACAATACTTGAAGCAAATATTCAAGATGATTCAATAACTGCAAGTGTAATAGCACCAAATGCAATAACTGAAACTGAAATTTCAAATAATTCAATAACTGCAGATGTAATAGCACCAAATGCAATAACTGAAACTGAAATATTAAATACTTCAATACTTAATGAAAATATAGATACAATATCGGGAGAAAAAATAGTAGGTACAATATCTTATGAACTTATTGCAGATGCTTTATCTAGTCAAAGTGTAGATGTAAGTGTTGATATTAATAATACAGTAGATTCAAGTAATAGCACTTATAATGATAAATTATTTAATCTTACTAATGGTTGTTTATATTTTTATAGTTTACAAAATTCTTGTTGGAAAAAAATAACAATAAGTGAAATAATAGTTCCACCAGTATTGTATTCATTAACTTCTGGAAATTATGTTACTTTAAATAGTGGTTCTAATTTAGAAATTTTTAAAGGGTATATTCCAAGTAATTGGAAAGATACTATTGTAATGGCTCGTTATAAAATAGATACAAATGCATCACAAATAGATGATGTTCATTATGTATTTGGATGGTTGCAAAATACAGGATATACAGGTTGGAGAACAAATATGGATTGGGGAACAATGATATGGAGAGGAAATAAACAACCAATACTTGAATTTCATAGTGGATGGAGTTATAGACCTTTTGCAGGTGATGGTGGAAATAAACCTTATCAATTATTTGGTCAAGATACAACACCAGAAGATGATTCGGAAGTATTTATAGCTGCAAAATTTTATAAAGAGGATAACACAGGTAGTTTATATGTAGATTCACTTGGTTTCTATAATGCTGATTTTTATATTAAATATAAAAATGTTTGGTATTCTCTGCATAATGATACTTATTATTATAAAAGATTTACCATAGGTACTAAAAGACCCCATGTTGGTAATCATAATAATCAAAATAATTTATATTTAGCAACTCAAACAAGTAATTCAGAAAATGCATTAGGTTTTGATTTTACTTTTGGGGGACATAACAGAGATTTTAATAATGTTACTTTTCCAGGCGGACATTCAAATGGTTATGCTAGACAATTTATACTTCCAAAATCACCAAATCAGAACTTTCAACATCCTACAAGTACAAATCATCAATTTCCATATCTTGAAAATGAATATTCTGAATTTAAATCATTTCCGGGAACTATTAGTGATACATATGTTATTGAAACAAATCACGATGTAATGGATTTACAAGAGATTCAAAATGTAGAAGATGGTACAGTAGAAGCAAGTGCATATGGAACAGTTTTATTTAGTCCTCAAAATTCAATTTTAAAAACAGACGGTCAAGAAATACTTGCAAGTTCACCATTTTAGAAAACATAATAATATATAAAAATATCTTTAAATGTTTTTTTAAATGAGATATAATAAGCTATAATTTTTGTAATTAATACTTCGTTTGAATTTAAAATGATAAAAATTTAGTAAAAAATTAATAGCATAAAATAATAATATTATATTAATTATTATTATTTTTATTATTTATTTAAAATAATTTATAAGCATTTATTGGTAATTATCTATAATTTTTTGTATAAAATTTAATATTATATTTTATTATAAATATGACTGAACCATATTATTCACATTTGTTTAATAATAATTCAAAAAATTGGACTTTTTATGCAAATAATTTAATTGCACCAACTCATGATTTTAATATTAGAGCAAATGATTTGGCTGGCGGAGTTTTAGTTCAAAATAATTTAAAAGTGGAAAGAGATTTATTTACTTTTAAAAGTGGAGTTGTTTTTTCTAATGATTTACATACAGATAATTCAACTAATGATGTAAATATTCCAATTACAATGAATAATTTTGCATTTGCACAAATAAATAATATGAATGATGTTTTAAATACACAAATTAATATATGGCATGATTTATCAGGAGATGGTTATAAAGTAGATTTTAAACCAAAAAGTTCAAAATCGCGTATATATTTAAAATTTAAGATAAATTACAAAACATCACAAGAAGCAGAACAATTAATTTCGTTTGCATTATATAGAAGTATAAGCGGTGAAACAGATGTAAGTGAAGTATTTGTAGATACAAATATTGGTATAAAAAATGCTGGTATTAATATAAATGGTATTTATTCTGCTGATTTTATAGATGTTCCTGATACAAGTAATAATATATGTTATTATCTAAAATATAGATTAGAAGGAACAGAAGATGCTACACAAAATATAGGTGTTTTAGGATATGATAGTAGTAATATTAATTTTTTAATGGCACAAGAATTATATATTCCATATTTTGATATAAATTATAATAATAATTATGATGTGAATCCAAATGTAAGAAATTTAGTAGATCCATTATTAAATGATAATATAACACCACAATTAAATAATTTAAGTGTAACTGGTAATATTACAAATGATAATGTTTCTTTTTATAATCAAGCTATTACATCTAATGATAAAATAATAACAAATGATTTAGATACTAAAGGGTTATATGTCAATTCAGGAGTATTAACAATTACAAATGATATTGA